AACCCAATTATTTTGGGTCTTCGCCAGCTCCAACCATGTCGACTGATTCTAGCCACTTCTCAAAAGTAAGCTTCGTTTCTTCAGTCCGCTTTTGTGAGTGCCAAGCCAAGAAAAGCGAATAGCTCATCCTTGGGTCATTACTCATAGCCGCGATACTGACTCCGAACTTGTTTTCAAAAGCAACCATGTCGGCGGCGTTGCAAGTTGTGTCCTTGGTCGCGCCATCCTCATGGGTTATCTGTAGATTTATTTTCAACTTATCCTCCTATTGTTATGAGACTGCCTTTGTGACTGTACCACTCATAGGGAAAGTTACACTGAATGTTGACAAATCTCCAACCGCGCCAGATACAGGGCTTAGGGAATTTATCAAGAAGTTAGCCGTGTAACTAGGGGTGTCTGCTGAAGCGCTTGAACCGTTTCCTGCAATCACGACAATCTCAACTAAGGTTCCAACTAGGTCTTCGGTTAGCACGGTGTTTAGTGCGCCGGAGCCAAAATCGCTGTGAAAGTCTAGAGATAGTGAGCCGGACTTTAGTCCACCTACGACCTCAGTAAATCCACCTGAAGCGAAGTCGGTAACGTCTACTTCGGTTGATGTAATCGTTAGCTCTGCACGAGCAACGCTTCCACTAACGTCGGTTCCACCGATTGATACATTGTTTCCTGTTACTACGTACTTTGCCAATTTGTTCTCCTTTTATGCGTAGACGGTGACAGCGAATTCCGCTGCCAAGTAATCGCTTTCGTTTACAGTTATTGAACCAATGTTGGGCATTGACTCGACGATTAGGTCTTGGCAAGCACCGCTAAGTGTTCTATTAGATTCTATCGCACTCTTACAAGACGATTCCCCTGTTGGTTCTGAGTAGAGGTCTAGGTAGCGCTGAGCCTGCCTTTCGGCTGCTCGTCCCACAATTACCCTTACGGTAAAAGAAAAGATGTTGAGTCCACCTGCAAAGGCTTGATGATACTGAATTGAGTTCAAGCTAACGATTGCAGCAGGAGGCGACACTTGGTCGGGAATTTCTTCAAAGACCCGAAGCCCAGAAACGGTTCTTAGGTTAGTAGCGATACCCTCTCGGATTGCGGCGATGGTCATGCGAAACGAATTTTCCTGTAAGGGTTTATCAGTCTCTCGATGTCAGGGTCGAACTTGCTAACGCGAACTACACCGATGTCTCCGAAGCCCATTACTCCACCCGGTGAATCGTTGCGCTTGAAAATTCTAGAAGCAAGGAGGACGGTTGCTTGCTTGATTGCTATTGGGACGGATGCAAACCCAAAGGTTCCTTCAACTCTTACGGTAACTTCTTCCCCGCTTATTGGGAACCCGTAGTCGCCGACTGCGCGAATAGCGTCGAACGGAACGACTTGTCCGCCTGCTATCCCGTTAAGTGGCTCTAGCTGGTAGTCGCTAGTTGCCCAAGTTGTGTCATAAGTTCCATCCGCACCGGAGCTTGTCTTTATTGAAGTCAAGGCCGAAACGTCATTTATCTCACAAACCATAGTGTTGCGAGGGGTAAAAAACCGATGAGTCTCTGTAGTAAAAAATTGTCGCTCTGTCGCTTGGTCGATGTCTCGACTAGCGCTCTCAATAGCAAGCTCCAAAAGGTCGTCGTCGACGGTGTCGCTAACTAGGATTCTTAGAGAAGCCTTTACCTCGTTTAGAGTGCAGTATGCGTTTGTTAGTGCCAATGTAAACCTCCAATCTCTAGTCTAACTTAGAAACACTAGGTAACGAAAAACCCCCGCTATTTCTAGCAGGGGCTTCTCTACAACGAAGGAACTATGAAGGGAAAATAACATAGCCCCTAAATCGTACCATAGCGAAACCCCGTTAGCAATCTACAAACTAACGGGGCCTCGGTCTATTTTGTTGGGTTAGCTTGCGCCTCCGACAAAGTGCTTGACCTCTGAGTCAGATGTCAAGTTGCCATCAACACGAAGAAGGAATCTCCAAGTTGTTAGGTCGTTCTGGAAAGCAAACTCAGTTGAGGATGCAACGTCCAAGCCACCTGCAAGGCGAACCTTGTAGCTGTCCAATGAACCTGCTAGTACCGACTTCGCATCCAGTGCGGTGTCAGCCATGTGAGGGTTCTCTACTACATTGAAGCCGGCGAATGTGTCCTGACCTCCGGGGCCCACCTGAGAGATGTTGTATAGGTAGTTTCCAGCAGTGTCCTTCAGCTTGCGAGCTTCGCCGATGGACTTGGTGTTCATCATCACTGCCATGCTTGGCTTGCGCCTCGTAGCCGCGTCAACCGAGTAGATAAGTGAAATGATGTCGTCCGCTGTGAACGCACCTGCTTCGCCAGTTGCTCCGGTGATGCCTTCTGCCGAAGCAGTAACAATACCGTTTGGCTGTGAAGAACCAGTTCCAGTTGTTAGGGCTTCGTTGACTGCGTAGCCCATTCCGTTTCCAGCCTGCTGTGCTAGGTGTGCGCCAAGGTTGAACCCTGCGTCAGTTACTAGCTCGTTAGCTGCCTGAATGATTCCGCCGTACTTGTAAGCGCCAAGCGTGATGCTTGCATAGGTAGGCTCTACGTCTGCAAGTGACGCGCCTGCGCCCTTTAGGGTCATAGCGGAATAGGCAGACAAGGTTGGGATGGTTAGGTCTTCGCCTGAAGTTGTCTGAATAATGTCGGAAGTTTCCAACATATTTCCCACGGAACGAGCAACGTCAAACACTTCGTCATAAAACGACTTAGGGACGGTGTTCGCAGAAGGCGCTAGAACGGCACGCTTCTCGAAGGTGTGTCCACGCTGGTCGCCTGAAGCAAGTGCGCGGAAGATGTCAGTTGCAGAACGTTCCTCAGATACCGAAGGAATGAATCCCTTAGCAGCTACGGAAGCTTCTACGTTGCGCTCCTCAGAACGCTGAGCAATAGTAATGCTGTCGTCCGCTTTACGGATGTCGGCTTCGATTGCGTCAATCTTTGTTAGTTCAGCAGCGTCAAGCCCGCGACCTTCAGTTTCAGCGAAGTCGATAACTTCTCTGACCTGTGAAATAAGGTTGGTGCGCACTTCGTGCTGAGTCTTAATGAACTCAGACATTTAGTCTCCTTGTTAGGTTATTTGCATTTAGGTGCAGTGGCGTTAACGCTCAACAGCAAGGTCGGCAGAGCTAACTCTTATCCGATACAAATAGTTTACAACAGGTGTGTAGGGTCGTTCTCTAGTCTCCTACAGCTTGCGCCCAAGCTTTTCCTTCTTGGGTCTGCTCTAGTTCGTGAACCGGGTTGAACCCGTTGTCTTTTGCGAATTTCCATAGCGCCGTCGCTATTCCTTTTCGCCTGTAAGTTTCTTCAATTTGAATCATTAGGACAAGTCTTGCGTTGTCTTGAAAAGCCCTCGGAGCGGTTAGCTGTAATGAGCCGATTATTTCAGAGCCAGTTCTGGCAAGTATTGTGGTACACCCGATTGCATCTTCAAGGGTTCCAAATTCTAATGCCACTTTGCTCCTCCTTCGTTGTTGATAGCAGTCACATTACTGCATAATCAGTTACAACACAAGTAAATCTAGAAACTTTTTATAACGATAAGGTAACAGGAACCTCTTTTATCGAACACTTGTTCGCACGCTTGTTTATTGGGCAAGACCCCGTGAATCGTTCAGGTGCGACTTTCAAGACAATGCCTGCGCGGTCATGGCTAAGACAGGGGCAAATGGCGTTAGAGGGGCTGCTAGGGCTGCGTGTGTGGCTGTATGTGTTTCGTTGTCAAAGGGTGTTATCGAACACTTGTTCTAGTTAAAAGGAAACCCCGTTAGCACCAAGAAAGGCTAACGGGGTAGAGGTTTGTTGCTTGGCGACTAGCGAATCTCAGTCGGCTTGGTTACACGAACCTCTTTTTTAGCCCTCTCAAATGGAGCGCTTTCCTGCACCACGTCTTCGCCTTCATTGGCTTTCGGTGGAGTCTCTGAGTCTAGTGCGACGATTGCTTCCGCCCACTTTTCTGCGTTTACGCGAACTACTCCGGTGTCCGGGTTTCCGGCTGCCTTGAGAATAGCTTTTGTGATTTGTTCTTTCGTAGCCATTACATACCTTTCATTAGAAGCTCAAGCTTCTTCTTTTTTAGTGCGAGCAAGCCAAGGTCGCCAACTGGTTCTGGCTCTACAACAACTTCAACTTCAGGAGCCAAAGTTGTAATAACTTGGTTGAGAAGTCCTTGTTCTTCTTCGGTTATGTTTAGCCCGTCTTCGATTTTTCCTAATGCATCAGCCAGTGCGTCAACGCTAACCGCTGCTCGTTCTGCTGCCCTTGCGAACTTCCGAACAGATACTGTTCCAGCAGTTGCGGTGTATGCAGGATTTCCAACCAAGCTAACTTCAAAAAGCCGTACCGAGTTTAGTGTTCGTTCCGCTCCGTCACTCGACCAAGCATCTCCACCTGTAGGAACGCTGAAGCCGAATGACATAGCATCTACATCCTTGCGGCGCAACAACTCGGCAACGTCCCGCCCTCGTGACGTGTTAGGCAAAATGCCTCCGACCATAAGACCTTTGTCGTCTTCGGTAAGGGTTAGAGTCTTCGCGCGAGTCGAGCCTAGAATTTCTCCGGAGTCATGGTTCCACAAGAACTTAACGTCATTGCGGGACTTTAGCGAACGCTTGAAAGCACCCTGAGCAATACGCTCGGTGAATGGAAGCGGGAGGCTTGGGGAGTTGAACATAGCGGCATAACCGCTGAAGTGCATACCGTCCGTTTCTTCTCGGACTTCAAACTCCGTGGTTGTTACTCGTTGCTCAATTTCTGACACTATGCTGCCCTTCAATTAGTCTTCTTTGAGTTTACCATCTTTACGCCCTTGGGCTTGAAATTCTCCACCTTGGCGATTGGTTCTTCGATTACGGGCTTGGGTGGTTCAACCTGAGCTTTAGGGGTTGCTACCGCTTTTAGGTTTGTGGCTGGTATGCCGTTAGTGCCGTTGATAAGTGCCATTTATTTTCCTGCCTTCTCTACTCAACGCCGTAAGCGCTTGTTGGGTCTTCAGGGTCAACTTGTGCTATCCCCTGCAGTTGGACGCTTGGTAGCCCCGTGTGAGCCACGGCAGGCAGTCCCATGGCCACTAAGACCTCTGAGGGGTCAAAGCCCGCCAGAACCAGCTTGGAAGCCATGGAGACCTTCTTGTCGGTTGCCACTAGGTCGGCTGAATCTATTCCGACATTAGCAAGTGGAACCCTTGGCATGTTGGCGCTTTTCTCGTCTATGGGACGAAGGTCTTCTAGTCGGCGAACGTCGTTCACACTTAGGAACCCGCTTTGAAGTCCAGTGGAGTAAGCAGACATTCTGTTTTGTATGTCAGCCCTAAGCAGTCCGTCAATGTTGAACTTCAGGAAAGCGTTCTCTCCTCCGGAGGTTCTGGACATCAACGGGCTAAAGGCGCTTTCGAGTTTTGCGATTATTGGTCGCAGGCAGTGAGTCACAAAAGCTAAATTG